TTACTAAGAACGCTCTCCCTGATCTATTGACCAAAGCCTTGGCAGTTTCTTTTGATGCGAATATTGGTCACGACTATGTTGACAATGTGTCAGAACGTTATGACTTCTATCATGCTCAAGAAGAGCGGATACCATTTGATCTTGAATATATGAATAAGATTACCAAAGGTGGTCTACCTAACAAAACACTGAATGTGGCACTCGCTGGCACTGGTGTGGGTAAATCATTATTCATGTGTCATGTTGCGGCTAACGCTATGACCCAAGGTAGGAATGTGCTATATATTACAATGGAAATGGCAGAGGAACGTATTGCTGAACGTATAGACGCAAACCTTTTAGACATACCGCTTGATCAGTTAGAGACGTTATCAAAAGAGATGTTAACCGATAAGGTTCACAACATTGCGGGTAAGAATAATGGTAAACTTATTGTTAAGGAATATCCAACTGGTTCAGCACATACGGGACACTTTAGAGCATTACTGAATGAGCTTAAACTAAAGAAAGACTTTATACCTGAGATGATCTTTATAGACTATCTCAACATATGTGCGTCTAGTCGAATGAAGGGCATGGGGGGATCAATCAATTCATACACTTATATCAAAGCTATTGCGGAAGAACTACGTGGACTCGCAGTCGAGTTCGAAGTACCGATTGTCACTGCAACGCAAACGACTCGTAGTGGTTATGGTAACTCAGATGTTGGGCTTGAAGATACGGCTGAGTCTTTTGGATTACCCGCTACAGCCGACTTGATGTTTGCTTTGATTTCAAGTGAAGAATTAGAAGCACTTGGACAGATTATGATCAAACAACTTAAGAATAGATACAATGATCCTAGTGCTAATAAGAGGTTTGTGGTTGGTGTCGATAGATCTAGGATGAAACTATTTGATGTAGATGATGCTGAAGGTAACTTGATAGATGATACGCCTACCTTCGATAAGTCTGATACGGCAGAACGATTTAAAGATTTTAAAATGGAGTAAATAATGGCAGTAAAAGGCATAACAAATAAGAAGAAGACAAGTATTGGAAAAGGCAATGTCAAGACCTCTTCTATGAATAAAGACAAGAGACGCAACTATAAAAAGTATAGAGGTCAGGGGTAATGAAAGTTAGGTTACTATCGCACTCTCAACCAGTTCGTTATGTTCACGCTGGAGAAACAGGTGTAATGGGCTTGGAGAATATTCAAGATCTTATAGCATACTGTGCTAGGGTATCTAACCCTAATAATCAAGCAAACACAAAAACCACACAGAAACTATTAGGTTATCTGATGAAGCACAAGCACTGGTCTCCATTTGAAATGGCCTCTGCTTGTCTTGAAGTTGAAACAACACGTGACATTGCAAGACAGTTTCTAAGGCACCGTTCGTTCTCATTTCAAGAGTTCTCTCAACGTTATGCAGATCCTAATGATATGAATAGTGCGTTTGTTGTTCGTGAGGCACGTCTACAAGACGAAACCAATAGACAGAATAGTATTCCAAATGATGATGTGGGATTGGATGCTTGGTGGGATGCTCAACAGAAGTTTATTATCGAACACGTTGGTAGGATATATAAAGAAGCAAGAGATAAGGGTATTGCCAAGGAGCAAGCAAGAGTAATCTTACCAGAAGGTAATACTGTCTCTAAGATGTATGTGAATGGAACTATTCGTAGTTGGATACATTATATTGAACTAAGATCTTCTAATGGCACACAGCAAGAGCATCAGGATATTGCTATTGAGATTGCCAAAGCCTTATCTAAAATATATCCACAAATCTTGGAGTTTAGTAATGACAGAACTGATACTAAGAAATAAAGCTATCATAGCTGACTTAGATAAAATTAGGAAAGCAGTATTGCCTAATATACGTCAAGATATATTTCTTAGTGCTCAGAATTGCGAAAAGTTTATGAGTGAGGAATATCTTAAAAAGCATATGAGTGACCCCGAACATAAAGGGTTTCCAATAGAACATCGTTCACATCCTCTGAACTTCATCCCCGACTTTAAAGAAATTAGTAATTTTGTCAAAGGTGATTTTATAGCAAACTTAGGTGCAAACTCAGATGCTGTTTTTTTATATTATCCTAAAGATGGTTATGTTGGTTGGCATAATAATGCAAATAACTCAGGCTACCAGTTTATCTTTTCTTGGTCTGAAAAGGGTGATGGATACTTTCAATACTACGATAAGAAAAAAGAAGAGATAGTTAAGATACCTGATGTTGCTGGTTGGCAAGTCAGATACTATCACTTTGGCGAAGAAGAGAAAGACCATTGTTGGCACTCTGCATACACTAACGTACCCCGTATAACTGTTTGCGCTCTGTTTAGATGGTGGGATAAACCAGAAATGAAAGAGCAAGTTTTGGCTATGAAAGATCAACTCATAGAAGACATAGAATCGGAGATTTAAATGGGCAAAAAGATTTCAACATACTACTGTGGAGATACTACAGATGGAGATTATTGCGAAGTACATATTGACATGAAAGAAGAATTGTTATATATTAAGTACTATAGGGCCGAATCATCTGCGTACTTCCACCTTGAAGAATTTCGGGGGAAAGCACTAAGATATGTTGAAGATGCCGCAGAGAACTGGACTATGGGAATAAAGAAACTAGACGATAATATAATGTATGAAAGAACCTTATTATGACAGACATGGTAAACTCACCTGTTCATTATGCCACAGGTGACATTGAGTGTATTGATGCAATGGAAGCTATGACAAAAACTATGAGTGGAGCCATTGCTCCTCATGCCGCTAATGTATTAAAATATATGTGGCGATGTGAAAGAAAGAATGGTCTTGAAGATATTGATAAGGCTATCTGGTATTTGAATAGAATGAAAGAACGATGGAAAGAGACGCACCGATGAGTAATGTGTTTAAAGATATAGATGTATTCCAAAGTGCTTGTGATCAAGCACCTAGTCCTGCAAACTATGATATGTATCTTGGTCTTATTGATGAAGAGTATGGTGAACTTGTAGAAGCAGTGATAGCAAAAGATCCTATAGAACAACTAGATGCTCTTGTAGATATTCTTGTGGTTACTATTGGTGCTATTCGGGCTGGTAACATGGATGGTGAAGGTGCTTGGAAAGAAGTCATGGATACTAACTTTGCTAAGATAGATCCTGATACTGGAAAGGTTCGCAAGCGTGAAGATGGTAAGGTTCTTAAGCCTGATGGTTGGAGACCACCAGATTTAAAAGCTTTTATTGATCATAGATTATAATATGAGAGGGGTTGACAACCCTCTTTTTTTGTGTTACCTTGAGTTATATAAGGAGTGATTCTATGAAGATCGAATATGATAAAAACTATACTTTTACAGTCAATGCAACATTTGGAGATCTGCCGCCTTCTGTGGTAGGAGAACTTCTTAAAGATGGAAGAGTAGCAAGTCACTTCTTAGAGCGTCAATTAGAAGTATGGTTCCCAGAACTGACCTGTGTAGATCAGAAAGGGTATGACCATATTCGTGAAGGTTCTGATATCTTGTATGATCAAAAGAGTTTTACAAAAGGTGGGCTACAGTTCGCACCAAGCAGTATGTATGGTGCAAAACGCTCTATTGATTATGATGCGGCACACGCTCATGCAAATTCAATCGATTATATAGCCACTGATATTACCGAATTTCCTAAAGTGGTTGTCCGTTTTGTGAAGGGAAGTGACCTTGTAAAGGACCACCCTAGCTGTAAAGTTTCATACGCAAAGAGAGATGAACTCTTTGCTTAATGTTATTCACAACCAAGACTGTATAGAAGGTATGTTATCACTGCCTTCTGGTAGTGTTGATGTAGTTGTTACATCACCACCATATAATTTAAATATAAAATATGAAACATATAAAGATAATTTACCACGTGACAGTTATCTTAAATGGTTGCGTGATGTATTCAATGCGGTAAAGCATTGTCTTAAAGATGATGGACACTTCTTTCTTAATGTAGGATATACGAATGTAGATCCATGGGTTGGAATGGACGTGGGCAATGTGGCACGTGAAATGTTTGTATTGCAAAATAACTTTACATGGATTAAAAGCATCCATGTTGATGGTAAAACAAGTGGACACTTTAAGCCAATAAATAGTAAGAGATTTAGCTGTCCTACATGGGAATACTTATTTCATTTCACCAAGGATGGTAATGTCAACGTAGACCGTCTGGCAGTAGGTGTTAAATATGAATACTATGAACAAAACCTAAGAGGTAAGAACACAGCAGAGAACAAACCAAATCTAAGAGATAAGGGTAACTGTTGGTATATACCATATGAGACAATCAATAGCAAGGAACTAAGGGGTAAGCACCCTGCAACATTTCCAGTAGCATTAGTAGAACAATCTATACGGTTTACGGGTATTAAAAATGGTGTGATACTTGATCCATTTATGGGATCTGGAACATCAGCAATAGCTGGACTGAAACAAGAGTTTGAATATATAGGTTATGATATAGATGCGGATTATATAAAATTTGCAGAACATAGAATAGCCGATCAAATAAAGGCAATGGATCAGCCAAGATTAGAAGGTTATTAATATATGTTTACCGTAGAGTTTGATGATGATGAGACTTGTATCACCTTGTTAGATAACACAGGTGAACTTGAAGACGTTAACATTTTACTCTATGATGATTACTGCCACATAAGACAATGGAACCAAAGTATAAACTATTGGGAGATTGTCACGTTAACTTCAGAGATGTATCTTGCTTTAATGAAAGCATGGCAGTTACCAGAAGGTTCTTATGTGATAGACAAGAGAACTGATAGGACAAAAGTAATGACTCCGAAACGTCCTACCACTTCCCGTTAACTTCTCCAATATACCACATACCAGTTATTGCCATTCCTATCGCCGTTAAAGCTATAGCACTAACAATTAAAAAGTTAATCATTGCTTCTTTTTTTTCTATGGCGGCTTGTACTGTGGCTTTTTGGTGCTTCCTCATCTCTTTTTCAGTATGCACGATTTCACGCCAAGCCGATGGTCCGTAATATAGCGATATATATTCCCGGAGTTCCTCACGCATATCGTCTGCCTTTTTTTTATGCATGAACACTTCCAGGGCATTGGCCTCCACGCCACCACCCATCTTTTTCCACCAAGGTGGCTTCTCTGCTTTTTGACCAGCATAGTCTAGATCGCTTATAGCCTTACCCCATTGCCCAAGTTGAGCGGTCATATCTTGTAGATCTTTCCCAGCGTCTATACAGGATTTTATTCCCTTAAATGCTGAAGTGGCTAAACCGATAGCTGTAAATGGATCGATCATGCATTATTCCTTTTATTACTATTATTTATAAAAAAAGGCACTTGACATGAAGATAAACTTGTGCTAATCTATAAGAATAACAAGGAGTGATTCGTATGTCATGGACATTAAGTTCAACACAAAGTGAGTATACTTGGGAAAGTACAACAGAACTGCACACTAATGGTATGACTGTTGATACTTGGGCTGAAGCAGAGTCTTGGTGGGAGTGCTGGTCTTTGGCTAGGAATGTTAATAGAACAGTTGATACTTTGACAGACAATAGTACTAATACTGTTGTTAGAGTTAGGTTGCAGTAAATGAGAAGTAGGAGTGTAGGAATGGCTGAAGCATTATATAACTTTCGGATAAAGAGAGCAAAAGAAATAAATGCATGGTTGAGGTTGATGCAATGAGCAATCAAAGATCAGGTAAGTGGAAACCAGCGGCTATGCCCGATGGCAACACAGATATGAAACTACGCAACTTCTTCCGCACAGCCGCAAGTGTTGTTGATGAAGATAGTGACGCACAGTTTTACTTTGAACAAATCGTTGAGCATATCAACAATGGTGGTAATCTATATTCAGATGATCCTATTGCTATTCGTAGGATCTTAGGAACCTAGTTATTTTTTTGGAGTATCATTTTTACCTTTAGAGTAAGCTTGTGCTCCAAAGAACGCCGCCACCAAACCAGCAATAGCGACAAAGTAAGTAGGAGCAATGTCTCCTATTATTTTTGCGGCACCTTCCATCTTTAAAAGAGATGTGATCATTATTAGTCCGGGGTATAGAAGCATTCCCCAGAGTGCAAACCATGCCATGGCTCTGATCTGATCCTCTTTAGCATCTTCATTTTCATGACGTTTCTTAGTGTGTTCAAACTCTGCTATTTCTTTGGCACGTGCCATTTCTTCATCAGTGATAATGCCATCGCCATCTGCATCTAAATGAGCAAAAACACTTTCTGGTTGAAGGGTGAGGCTTCCCTTTTTATTTTTAGATTCTTTAGTTGACATTTCTACTCCAAACGAATTTTTATTATCATCATCAGACATCTCAATAACCCTATATATTTACAAGTATTTATAAAAAAAGGCTATTGACATCATGATAAATGTGGGGTATATTTGTATAGAACATTGAGGAATGATTCGTGTATAAATTTATCAAAAAAAATGGAATACATATAGCGAGTGGTAGTGTAACTATGGGTATAGTAGGTATGGTAATGGTAGGAGCATCTATGATGGCTCCACCTGAGTTAGATTCAAAAGAACATCAATGTCTTTCTATGAATATTTATCATGAGAGTCGTGGAGAAAGTGGGGAAGGACAAATAGCAGTAGCTATGGTCACAGTAAATCGGGTGAAACATACTGAGTGGCCTTCGACAATATGTGATGTAGTATATCAACCCTATCAGTTTAGTTGGACACACCTCATAGCAAATCAATCCCCAAAAGAAACTAAAGCTTGGAAGAAAGCGCAAATCATAGCAAGAGATGTTATGATTGGTAATGTAATAGATCCTACAGCGGGGGCAGTATTCTATCATGCCAACTGGATTAAAAATCCTTATTGGACGAAAGAAATGACCTTATCAAAGGTTATCGGAAACCACTTATTTTATACATGGGATGGAGTTTGGGATGATAAATCAAAGTGAGATACCTATTGAACTAGAGTGTTGGATGTTAAAGAATGGTGTTATGCCAATAGAACATATGCCAGCAAAACCAGATATTGTTTGGCCTAAAGAAGAAACTGAACACGCACGTGCATTACGCACTGGTGTTTCTAATTCATGGAAACCAACATTTGATAATGAACAACCACCTTTCTAATGTATATAACACCATGCGTACAAATATGTAGAATAGATCCTTTTTCTGAGGTTTGTATAGGGTGTGGACGTTCTTTGAAAGAAATATCTAGTTGGTCTAAAATGACTTACGGTGAACGAAACATAATAATGAAGAGGTTAGGTTATGGAAAAAGAACTTCTACGCAAGATAGAGTGGCTAGAAAAAAGGCACGAAAAAACTCACGAGATGATAGAAACGATTGAGAAAGATCGTCTACTAGATCGTAGTAACAAATCTATGGAACTTCTTCGTCAAGCTAAAAAAGAAAAACTTCGCCTAAAGGACCACATTGCATGGATGAAGAATTTAGAAAAGAAGTTAGAGGGTGAGGCTTTTAAAGAGAAATAGGAAATATATTCTCTATGGGAATAATGGTAAGGTGATTATTATAACCTCACAAAAAAATGTAATATATAGTATTCAGAAGACTTTAAAAGGTTACAAGAAATGAGTGACGCTTGGGAAGATGGAAAACACCGAAGAGCGCATTGGTTATATTGGATACTTAAAGGGCATTTAAATGCTGACGAAAAACAAATACTATCATCACACGATAGTTATTTAAAAAGAGCATGGGGCAATGATGAAAATTATGTCCATGAAGAAGGCTTCGATGAAGCCTACGCCAAAAAAGAAACCTCAAACGGCAGAGTCGAACCTGCCTCAACACCCTCGAAAAGGAATATAATTTGAAACTATTTACGACAGTGCTAACTGCACTATTACTGATGGTAGGTCTTACCACATCGTCAGTAGCAAAGGATAAAGTGAAAGTTGGCTTTATCTATGTTGGACCCACAGGAGATCATGGCTGGACATATCGTCATGACATTGGACGCCAGCAAGTTGAAGAAGCTTACGGAGACAGAGTTGAAACAGTCTTTGTTGAGAGCGTACCAGAAGGTCCAGACTCAGAACGTGTAATGACAGACATGGCTCTCAAAGGGGCAGACATTATTTTTGCAACCTCTTTTGGTTATATGGACTCAGTTATGTCAGTTGCTAAAAAGTTTCCTAACGTAAAGTTTGAACACGCTACTGGATACAAGCAGTCTGAGAATGCGGCGAACTATGGATTGAAGTTATATCAATCACGCCACGTTCAAGGTATCATTGCTGGGTTGATGACAAAAACAAATAAGATTTGTTATGTTGCTTCCTTCCCAATTCCAGAAGTTATGCGTGAAATTAACACATATTACTTGGGCGCAAAGAAGATGAACCCTGATGTAGAGTTAAGTATCGTATGGGTTTATACTTGGTATGATCCAGCCAAAGAAGGTGATGCCGCTAAATCTATGATGGAACAAGGTTGTGATGTTGTAGCACAGCATACAGACTCACCAGCACCACTGATTGCCGCTGAAGAGGCTGGTAAGGTTGGTTTTGGTCAGGCATCAGATCAACTTAAGTTTGCTCCTAAAGCACAGTTGACTGCTACTATTGATAATTGGGGTCCATACTATATTGACAAAGTTGGTCAAGTATTAGATGGCACATGGAAGACAGGTGATTACTTTGGTCACATGAATACGGGTGCTGTTCAAATGGCACCGTTTACTAATATGCCAGCAAATGTAGCATTAGAAGCACAGATAGTAAAGGATGCTATTTCGGCTGGAACGTTACATGGATTTACGGGACCAATCAATAAGCAAGATGGTTCAGTATTCTTAGAAGTTGGTGAAGTCGCAACACGTATGCAACTTGACACAATGGACTTCTATGTCGAAGGCATTACGGCTACACCACCGTCATGATACCAGTAATAGACTTGAAAGCAAAAGACGCATTCGGTCAGATACGCAGAGCCTACACAACAGTGGGCTTTGCGGTCTTTACGAATTGTTTGAGTTCAAACGAACAGAGTGACATGAGTTGCTGGTTTGATGAAATGAAACTATTCTTTGACTTGGACCTAGAGACAAAAAAGAAATACCCCTATGAAGGTGATACCAACTTAGGGTATAGTGTTGTGGGTGATGAGAATGTAGATCCTACTGCACCTAAAGATTTAAAAGAAAGCTTTAACTATAATAATACTAGGATGGGGGATCACCTTTGGCCTAAAGATCTTCCAAACTTTAAAGCAAGTGCTCTTCAGAGTATAGACATTGCTGATAAATTGACATTACGTATTTTAGGAATGTTTGACGATATACTTGGCACTGGCAATACTCTTGTCGATGCTCATATAAAACCATATAACACTACCAGAGTCATTCATTATCCATCAGTTTTTGAATTAGAAAAGGAATTTGAAGAGCGACAATTAAGAATCGGAGAGCATAGCGACTATGGAACTATCACGCTTCTTTGGCAGATTAATGACGTTCCGGGATTACAAGTTCAAGATCTTAAAGGTAATTGGCATCCAGTTCCTTATGCTGAAGATGGTGTTGTTGTAAATATTGGTGATTTACTACAACGTTGGACCAACGATTATTTTAAAAGCACAAAGCATAGAGTGGTGAATAGTCATATGCATCTAAACAGATATTCTATGCCACACTTTGTAGACCCAACCCCCGGAACTATAGTAAGCAATCTAATAGAAGCAAAGGATAAATACGAACCAATAGAGAGTAAAGAATATTTAATGTGGCGTCTAGCCCAAAGTTATTAATTATTTTAGGAGAAATGAGTTGTGGCAAAAACTACTATTCAGAAACTAACAAAGAAAGTAAAAAAAATGGATATGGGTAACCCTGCTATTACAGCACTTGTAGGATTGGTCATATTCTACATTGGCTTGAAAACATTCTCAGGTGGCATGAAATCTATGGGTAACATGGAGCACTTGTCATATTTTACCAGCAACGTATATTATATGTTTGTTGGCGGTATAGTGATGACTCTGCTATGGCAGTCTTCTTCATTATCAACAACTGCTATTATAGCATTAGTTGCATCAGGAGCCGTACCATTACCAGCGGCTATTGCGGCAGTGCTTGGTGCTAACATTGGCACAACTGGAACTATTTGGTTGGCTGGAATATTAGTATCTGATGGTATGCCAAAAGGCGATACTTTAAGAATTGCTGTAGCACATACGGGTATGAACCTATTAATGGCTGTAGCCCTACTACCATTTGTTGGACATATTGCAAGGTATCTTGGAAAGTTCTAGCGTAGTATATTTGTCACAATATAAAATTTAGCGAAAGGGGGGTGGACAAAACTCCCCCTTTGTGATATAAGTATATTTGTAAACGTTGAAGCAACGTGAACACATACTGGACTTGGGGGCAGTACCCAACTGGTCCACCATAGTTACACCCTATTCATAGTGTATCTTTGATGGGCCAGAACTAGGATCGACAGGTGTGATAGTGAAGTGGAGTTTACCGATTGACCTCGTTATAAGTCAAACTACTAAACGCAAACAATAACTTTGCACCATCTGGTTACACCGCAATAGCGGCCTAACAAAGGGGGTTGGTCACTTACCTAGCAACAGAAAAGTGACACTTAACTTAAACTTCATATTAGGAAAATAAATGAAACTCGCAGTAATCGCAACAGCAACAGCACTTCTAGTTGCAAACCAAGCTTCAGCCGAAGGTTCTTCCAGCATGGGACTAGACTTTGGTGGAGAAGTTGAAACTTCAATGAACGTTGACTCAGGCATCTGGGCATTAAAAGTAATGCCAAAAGTGAGCACAAGC